GAGGTCAACTATGGCTTATCCTACTGTTAATGGCCCCTACGGGCTAATCCCGATCAACTTGATCGGCGGTCAGGTATTTGCTGGTGCTACTCGTCAGATTCCCATCGCTTCGGCTTATGCCACCGGTATTTTCTTCGGTGACGTTGTTAAGCTCTCTAGCGACGGTGTTCTGGTGAAAGAGACCGGCACGTCTACCGCTACTCCTGTTGGTGTATTTCTTGGCTGTTCTTACACTGATCCTACCTATGGTAAGGTCTTCCGTCAGAACTATCCCGCCAGTACAACCGCTTCTGACATCATGGCTTATGTCCAGGATGATCCTGATGCGCTGTACAAAGTAGCTATTGTTTCTTCTGGTACGACTATCGGTACTGTCCAGCGTACGGCTGTTGGTAACAACGCTGCTCTGGTTCAGAACTCTGGTAATACGACCACTGGTAACTCTGGCGTGGCTATTGACGACACCGTTGCTACCACGGCTTCTCTGCCGGTTCGGATCATTGATCTGGTGCCTGAGACTTCTTATGTTTCTGGCGGTAATGTCGTGTATCAGGAAGCGATTGTTAAGTGGAATGCTCCGTACGTGGTTTCGACCTCTGACGGTGGTGTTACTACCACTAGCGTCGTGACCGGCGGCCATCAGTATCTCAACCCTGTTGGCGTATAAGGAGAAACTTAAATGGCTATTTCACGCGCACAACTACTTAAAGAACTCCTTCCTGGTCTGAACGCTCTGTTCGGTATGGAATATGCACGCTACGGCGAAGAGCATAAGGAGATTTACGAGACCGAGACCTCCGAGCGTTCGTTTGAAGAGGAAACCAAACTGTCTGGCTTCTCCGCCGCACCGGTGAAGAACGAAGGCAGTGCGATTGCCTACGATAACGCGCAAGAGGCCTGGACGGCTCGCTATACGCACGAAACTATTGCTCTTGGTTTCTCGCTGACGGAAGAGGCGATTGAGGACAACCTCTATGACACCCTTTCTTCACGTTATACCAAGGCTCTGGCTCGCGCTATGGCCTACACCAAGCAGGTTAAGGCTGCTGCTATCCTCAACAACGGGTTTGACTCCAACTACGCAGGTGGTGACGGCAAGCCTTTGTTTGATACCCAGCACCCCCTGGTTTCTGGTGGCGTTAACTCCAACGAGCCTGCTACCCCGGCTGACCTGAACGAGACTTCTCTTGAAGCCGCCGTTATTCAGATCGCCGCGTGGACGGATGAGCGTGGTCTCCTGATCGCTGCTCGCCCCCGCAAGCTTATTATTCCTCCGTCATTGCAGTTCGTTGCAACCCGCCTGCTGGATACTGAACTCCGCGTGGCTACGGCTGACAACGACATCAACGCACTGAAGAATAATGGCTCGATACCTGAGGGTTATGCTATTAACCACTGGCTGACGGATACCGATGCTTGGTTCCTGACCACTGATGTGCCTAACGGTATGAAGCACTTTGTTCGTACCCCGCTGGCTCAGTCAATGGATGGAGACTTCGACACGGGCAACGTCCGTTACAAGGCTCGTGAGCGTTATAGCTTTGGTTGGTCCGATCCGCTTGGTATGTTCGGTTCGCCCGGAGCTTAATGATGTAAAGAAGGGGGGTTGCAAAACCCCCCTTTTGTTGTATGCTGTCTTTATCTAGGATTCTTACTCATATCGACTGACCTAGCAGACTTAGTAGAGACGATATGAGGATGTGCTACTACACGAAAGGAAGCCAAAAATGGCTCAAACTTCTTTCTCCGGCCCAGTAAACCTGGGTGTCTTCACGGTTGCTACCGCCCCCACTACTGCTACTACTGGTTCTGTTGCCTATTTCAGCAACGGCGCTGCTGGTAGCCCTGTTCTGGCGTTCTTTGACGGTACCGACTGGCTTCGCGTAGATACTCTCGCTGCTATCTCCGCTTCGTAATAGGAGGCTCAAATGCCTACTATGCAATATGACGTACTAGCGACTAAGCCGCTAGAGTCAACCGGTAACTTCTTAGACCAAAACGATAATGCCATTCAACGGGCGCGGATTAAGACTGTCTATGCTGTTAATGGCGGCAGTGCTGGGTCTGTGGTTATTCGTGAAGGTGGTGCTAGTGGGAAGATTCTCATAACGGTCAATACCGCCGCTAGTACAACTGCTGGCTACACGATTATCCCAATGCCCGGCGAAGGTATTCTGTGCGAGTCTGGTCTGCACGGTACTGTCACCAACACTACTTCGATGACTCTGATCTATGGCTAAGTCTCCAGCATGGCAGCGCAAGGAAGGTAAGAACCCTAAAGGCGGTCTTAACGCCAAGGGTCGAGCTTCTTATAACGCCGCTAACCCTGGAAAGCCCGGTTTGAAAGCGCCGCAGCCTGAAGGTGGGGCTAGACGTGACTCATTCTGTGCAAGGATGAAAGGCATGAAGAAGAAGCTGACATCCGCCAAGACCGCCAACGACCCCAACAGCCGTATCAATAAGAGCCTCAGGGCGTGGAAATGTTAAATGGAAATGATGCTTTGGAATATCGCCTTATCCGCGATAGTGGCAATTATGGGGATGATGCTTAAGGGTAAGTTCGATGAACTTAACCGCCTGAGTATTCTGCTTAACAGAACTCGGGAAGAAATAGCCCGTGAGCATATTACCCGTGCGGAAGTACGGCAGGATCTAGACAAGATCCGTGAACATTTTGATGATGGCTTCCGCAGATTAGAGGCCAAACTTGACGCGATGGCGCAGAGGAAATCATGAAAAAACGTAAGTTTGCTGATGGCGGCTACTTAGATAGCGATGATGCTAAAAATCTGATGGCAGCTGAAGAGCGCGAAAAGAAAGAGTATGAGCGCAGTCAGATGTCTGATGAGCCTGGTGCTACTGAGAGCATTAAAGATTTTGTGGCCCGTACTAGCAAGTCCGAGGCTAAGTCCACTCCTAAGGCTACGCCTAAAGCCACACCAAAGGCTACGCCTAAAGCCACACCAAAGGCTACGCCTAAAGCCACACCAAAAGTTACTGATACTGGCGACGAAACCGCACGGTTGGCTAAGCGTGGTTCCTCTTCTACAGCGTCTACTCCAAGCCGCATGACACCCAAAGAGAAGCTTCAGAATCTACGGGTGCCGTCTCCTGAGGTTAAGAAGCCTGACATTAAACCTGAGCCAGCCCCAGAAAAAGGGTCTCCTCGTGAGAAGCTTCAGCGGTTAGTGCGTGGGTTCCGTATCGGTCCAGCACGCAAAGAGTACAAGTCTGGTGGTTCCGTCTCAGCATCTAAACGTGCTGATGGTTGTGCAGTTAAAGGCAAAACGAAAGGAAAAATGGTATGAAAAAGATGACTGGTATGGGCGCCACCAAAATGGGCGCTGTTAAGACCGCTGCTCCTAGCCGTGACGGTGTTGCTACTAAAGGCAAGACCAAAGGCAAGATGGTCAAGATGATGAACGGCGGTATGCCGAAGACCAAGATGATGCGTGGCGGCGGGAAGTGCTAAATGAGAGCCTCGCGCGGGATGGGCGCAATAAGCCCATCTAAAATGCCCAGTGGCGTAACGAAGCACCGCAAAGATGGTGACGCGTTTCAGACGTTCAAAGATGGCGGGAAGGTCAAGTCTCGTGTCAATGAAGCAGGCACTTATACGAAGCCTTCAATGCGTAAGCGTCTTTTTGAACAGATTAAGAGTTCGGCAACCCAGGGCACAGGGGCTGGACAGTGGTCAGCCCGAAAGGCTCAACTCCTGGCTAAGAAGTACAAAGCTGCGGGGGGTGGATATAAGTGATTCGGGCACCGGTGTACGACCCGAAGAAGGACGGAAATGTGTTTTCGTGGGTTTTAAGAGCTGCGGAGATATACCGAGAGCGGAGAAGGATTGAAGTAAATGCCACTAAAGAAGCCTCAGCAGAGCTTAAAAGACTGGACCAGCCAAAAGTGGAGAACTAAGAGTGGGAAACCGTCTTCCGTTACTGGCGAACGTTACCTCCCAGAGAAGGCGATCAAATCACTATCTCCAGCTGAGTATGCAGCGACGACTAGAGCGAAAAGAGCTGGTAAGGCTAGTGGAAAGCAGTTCGTTAAACAACCAAAGTCAATTGCAGCAAAGACAGCGAGGTTCCGATAATGGCGAAGACATTCCCAGACCTGAATAAAGACGGTCAAGTTACCAAGGCCGACGTGCTTGTAGGCCGTGGTGTAGTTGCTAAAAAAGCCGGTGGCACCGTCAAAGCCAAAGAAGGCAAGTGGATTCAGTCTGCTATCAAGAACCCTGGTTCTTTGCGTAAGCAGCTAGGCATTAAGGGCGACAAGAAGATTCCAGCAAAAATGCTGGATCGGGCTACAAAAGCCCCCGGCAAGCTGGGCCAGAGGGCACGGTTAGCTAAGACTCTTAGGGGTATGAAGTGACCACTTCAGGTACCAATAGTTTCAATTTAGATTTCAACGAGATTGTTGAAGAGGCTTTTGAACGCTGTGGCGTAGAACTACGCACGGGTTATGAGCTTCGTACAGCCCGTAGATCTCTAAATCTGCTGACTATTGAGTGGGCTAACCGGGGTATTAACCTCTGGACTATCGAGCAGGGCGCAATCCCTATGGTGCAGGGCCAGATAACTTACCCACTGCCTGTAGATACGATTGACCTTCTGGATAGCGTTATCAGGACACAGACTGGCGTAGAGCAGACTGACATTAACATCAACCGTATTAGCGTTTCTACCTACGCTACTATCCCTAACAAGAACGCACAAGGCCGACCGATTCAGGTCTGGATTAACCGACAGTCGGGTGCTACATACCCCATAAATGGAAACCAGCCTAATACGACTAACACCTCTACTGGGGTAAACCCTCCCAATATCAACGTCTGGCCCGCACCGGACCAGAGTAACTTCTACACCTACATCTACTGGCGCTTGCGTCGCATTCAAGATGTGGGTAATGGTGTAGCTACACAAGACATTCCGTTCCGGCTGTTACCGTGCCTTGTGGCTGGGCTGGCGTACTACCTGTCTATGAAGATCCCTGAGGCGTTAGGCCGACTGGAAATGCTCAAGTTGTCGTATGAAGAGCAGTGGGCCTTGGCCTCGTCTGAAGACCGTGAAAAGGCTTCTCTACGGCTTGCGCCGCGTGAGATGTTCTACTAATGCCCACCAAGTTTGCCTCTGGTAAATGGGCTATATCGCAGTGCGATAGGTGTGGGTTTCGCTATAAGCTCAAAGAACTTAAGAGCATCGTCATTAAGACTAAGAACGTAAATCTCTTAGTTTGTCCTACATGCTGGGAACCCGACCAGCCACAGTTGCAGTTGGGTATGTATCCGGTAAATGACCCGCAGGCTATTCGTAACCCTCGCCCAGATACTACATACAGGCAAGCAGGTTATACGGGGCTACAGATTGACTCTGGCTCTGGTCCTTTGGGTAGCGGTGACCCGTCAGGGGGTAGTAGAATTGTGCAATGGGGATGGGCACCAGTTGGCGGTTCTAGAGCTAACGATGCAGGTTTAACCCCGAATAATTTGGCGCTGGGCATTACGCTTGGCTCTGTAACTGTGTCCGTCTCATAGGAGATTAAAATGGGTTCACGGCATGAGGATGTAAAAAAAGATAAAGATATGGTTAAAAAAGCCATTAAGCAGC